ATAGGTGACGACCCTGCTCGATGTGGGCAAGGTCGACAGCCCGAGGTGCGCGCCTGTCGGGTTGAAGTAGGACGTCCACGTGAGCGCGGCGTCGTACCGGCCGCCGATCCGCTCGACGGCCGGTTTCGAGAGCCGGGTGAAGTCCAGCGGGGCGGGGCCGCCGCTGATGCTGTCGATGGCGCCGACGTCGCCGGACAGGTCGAGTCCGTCGACGAGCAGCCGGTCACCGAGGCCACCGGTCTTCGCCACAGGTCAGGCCGCCTGCGTCCAGAGATCGTTGATGATGAGCGGGACGGTGATGGTGAAGACGCGGTAGACCTGGCCGTCGTCGGGCCGCAGGTAGCCCGGCTCGCCTTCTAGGCGGATGCCAGACTCGCCGTGGAGATCAATGTTCGCGACCTGCCCGCCCAGCGTGAAGTCGCCGGTGTAGGCGCGCATCAGGTCGTCGACTGCGGCGGCGAGCTGTAAGTCGACGTTGTCGAGGTCGCCCCGCCACGGGATCTGCAGCCGCACCACCAGGACGACTAGGGCGCTAGTAGCGGCCAGCCCGGACCGGGCAGGGACGGATCTGATCCGACCGAGCCACACCGAGGCGGTAACCCCGCCGCCCGGGGTGGAGATCGGCTCGTGCCCCGCGACGCGCTCGATGTGGCCGGAGGCGGCGGCGTGGGTTTGGACGGCGGCGACGATGCCGGGCAGGTCGAGTGCCATCGTTTCAGCCGATCCGGCCGAGAGCGCGGCGCAACGCGCTCTGCACGATGGCGGGCGCCTTGGTTTCGATGGCTGCGCGGGCGCGGGCGAAGCTGTGGTAGCCGCGGAAGCGGGTGCGCCTGCCGGCCCCCGTCTCCAGCCATGGCCCGTATACAACTCCGCGGTCGTGAACGACCCGGCCCGATGCGGTCTTGGTGACGGTGATCTGCATTTCGTAGTTCGGCGTGGGGTTCTTGATCGACTGGTTGAGGTTGGTCATGACCTCGCTGTAGCCCTGGGCTGCGATGTCGCGTTCGGCTTCGTCGCAGAAGTCGCGGACGGCGGCATCAGCTCGGCCGTCGAAGACGGGCCCGGAGACGCGGACGTCGACCACTACACAGCCTCCCGTCGCCAGAGCTGGTTCTCGCGTCGGCGGGCAGCCCGCTTGGTGAAGCGGAACAGCGCGCGGCTGCCCTCGCAGCACCGGCAGGCGCAGAGGGCCCAGCGGATCGTCTTGGACCTGCCGAGCGGGGGAGCCACTACACGGCCGCCTTTCGACCCTTGCGCCCGTGGGCGCGGTACACCTGCTTGCGCAGGTCGGCGAGGTCGCCACCGGACGCGTTGCGGGTGGCCTCGCCGCTGCCGATGGTGCGGGCGTAGCCGGACTGCTCCCGGGCGAGCGCGACGAGGGTTTCGGCGACGGTGAGCTGGTGCACGAGCGGCGGCGGGACGTGCCGGTACACGGTCGTCCCGCTGTCGTGGCTGGCGGCGGTGGTGCCGAGCTGCCCGCGCTGCACGGTGAGGGTGCGGCCGGCGTAGACCGTGGTGCCCGACGAGTGCGCGGCCAGGACCGACCCGGACCAGGCCCGCTCGACGATCAGCGTCGACCCGGCGATGTCGGTGATCAGCATCCGCTCAGAGTCGACGGTGATCACCTCGCCCGGAGTGAAGGACGCGGCCGAGGACACGGCCACGCTGGTGCCGGTCTTGGCTGCGGTCAGCGCACCCGACAGGGTCACACCCGTGGTGAGCAGCGACCGGCCGGTCACGGTCATGTACTCGGAGTCGACCTTGATCAGGTGGCCTGGTGAGAGCAGCCCGCCCGCCACGTCCACCCCGGTCTCCGAGGTGTCGAGCGCCTCGGCCAGCGTGGTCGCCGAGGCGGTGTCCGCGCAGGCGCCGAAGACGCCGGTGAGGGCGAGGGAGCGCTGGTGCGTGTCCCCGGCCGACAGGCTGTCCGAGCCGGACAGGTCGACCTCGAGGCGCGTGTACGGCGGGCCGGAGCCCTGCGGCTCAAGGAAGTAGCTGGTGAGCGCGGTGCCGCCCGACGTGACCGAGGTCAGGGAGATGAGCTCGTGCGCCCCATCGAGCCACACCCGATGAGCGGTGCCGAGCTGGTCGGACGGCCAGTCCACATACCGGGTCGCTGCGGTCGGGTAGAAGACGCGGTGCGTCAGGCTGTCGACCGACCGTGAGGCGGCGAGGCTGAGCCGGTCGATCTGCGCCGCGGTGCGGGCGGTCTCGGCCACGTCCAGCGCGGCCATCACGTCGTCACGAGAGCAGTAAGCGACAGCCACGGTCACCCCATCCATCCGTCGTAAACGCAGTGGAGTCGGCCGCCGACCAGCTGCAGCGGCTCGCCGTCGTTCGGGCAGGCCGTCGGGCGCGCGGGCGGCCGGTAGGTGCGGGCCTCGCGGACCAAGGCGAGCAACGGCCCCCACGACCCGGGCGAGACCGTCGGGGCGACGTACTCGGTGAGGGTGACCGTCAGCCCTCCGAGGCTGCACGTGATGCTGCCGGTGACCTCGCCGGCGAGCGCCCCCGTCAGGCTGGCCGACAGGCCGCCCAGGGACGCCGTGATGCTGCCGGTGGTGGCGCGAGTGCCCGCCACGGTCGCTGTGAGCCCGCCCAGGCTGGCGGCGATGCTTCCGGCGGTGGTGCGGGTGCCCGCCACGGTCGCCGACAGCGCGCCGAGAGTCGCGGCGATCGCGCTGGTTGCCGAGCGGGTACCCGCCACCGTGGCCGACAGCCCGCCCAGGTTGGCGGCGATCGTGCCCGGGGTGGAGCGGGTGCCGGTGACCGCGGCAGTCAGTGCGCCCAAGCTGGCGGCGATGGTGCCGGTGACCTCGCCACCTGCGCCGTCGTCGATCGTGACGTCGACCCAGTAGTTGCCCGCACCGAACGAGCCGGTGGGGAATGCGTCACTGCCGACAGCGAACGAGCATTGGTCATTGCCCGTCGCGCCGGCCTCGTTCGGCGCAGTCAGCGGGCCGTTGGTTATCCCCGACGCACCGCCGCCCGCGCCTGCCCAATAGGTGCCGGTCGCCGTGTAGCCGTTGTCGGTGGTGAAGTAGACGGCCGCCCGATAGCGCTGGTCCTCCGTCAGCGCGATCGGGGCATCCAGCGTGACAGTGTTCCAGCCCGCCTGTAGCGGCGACGCGAATGCCTTCGACGACCCAGACTCCAGCGTGCCCGTGGTCGGGTCCGTGACCGAGTACAGCCGGCATGCGTGGTTGGAGCTGGTGACCGTGCCCGACGCCCAAAAGTGGATTTGGGTGAGCGAGCAGCCCGGGTCGGTCACATAGAACTCAACCGCAAGTGTGTAGTTCTCTGAGTCGCTGACCTGCGCACCCGGGCCGTCGGTCGCAGGCCACAGCCGGTAGGTGGCCATCGGCTACAGCGCCCACCATTTCCAGGTAGGCGCATCCGAGTAGGTGAGTGTGATCGTCTTCCCCGTGGGGACGATCACCGTCCCCGAGGTGAGGCCGGTGGTCTGCCCGTCCACGGCGATCGCCGTGACGGTGCCGCCGGTGACCGTCACGACGCAGTCCCGCCAAAATGCGTTCGTGTGCGCGACTGTCGTAGCCGGCACCGACGGGGCTGTCTTCGCCCCGGGATTGCCCGACGGGTTCATCGAGTACAGCCGCAGCCGGGTCGCGCCGGTCACGACCGGCAGCCCGGACCCGGTGGTGTCGGACCAGAACACCTGCCCCGTGTAGTTGTTGAACGGGTCGTTGATGACGTTCGTGGTCATCTCGGTGTCGAGGTAGTCGATCGCCAGCGGCCACGTGCCGGCGTTGTTGCCCAGCGACGCGACCGCGTCGACGCACTGCTCGACGCAGGCGTACTGGATCGTCCCGCCGTGATAGATCCCGCCGCCGACTCCGGTAAGTAGCCCGGTGTTCACATAGATGCAGTTGATCCGCAGCGCGGTGAAATGCTCACCCATCTGCACGCCGTAGTAGAAGCCTTCGCAGGAAAATACCCCGACGAAGCACTCGGCGTTATTGAGGTTCTGGCTGGCGCGCAGCCCCATCCCGAGAGTGTTGGTCGGAATGGTGGTCAGTGCCGGACTGCCGGCCGGGCCGGCGTTCCCGAACGCCCCCGCGTTGATCACGTGAGTGTGGGCGCACTTCAAAAAGTCCCAGGCGATGATGCCGGGGTCGAACGGGGCCACCACGTTGACGCCGTCGACGACTATCCGCAAGTTGGAGAAGGCGTTGCCGCCGGAGAAGTCCCCGGCGGTCGGGCCGCCGACAACCGACGGCGCACCCCACGTGCCGTCAGCGGACAACCCGGTAAGGGTGGTGCGGATCGTCGCCCCGGCGACCTGCCCGACGGTCTGCTCCCAGTGCGCGAAAGTGTCGCTTCCCTTGCCGCCGCGCAGGACGAGGGTCAGTTTCTTCCCGGTGGTGGCGATGGCGGGGAGCGGAATCTGGGCGTTGCCCTGACCGGCCCCGCCCTTCGTCGTCGCACTGGAGACGACGTACGTCTTGCCCGGGGAAAACACGATCTCGCAGTAATAGTTACCGGACGCGCCGGTCGCCCACGCGACCGCCGCCGCAATGCACAGATTGATCGCCGCCGTGTCGTCGGTCGAGTTGTCCCCGACGGCGCCGTAATCCTCTGGCCGGAACTCCCACTCGTTCGCCGGGATCGCGTCGATCGCCGCCGTCAGTTGGGCGGTGGTGACCAGCCCGGCCGCCGCTGCCTGCGCGGCCGGCACCGGTTCCCGGTAGGTGCTCACGGCGTCAGGACGCCAGCGTCACAGCGACGTCGACGTCCCCCGTGGCCACGGTCACCGTGTCACCTGCGGTGACCGCGGCGACGGTGAACGCTCCCGAGAAACCGAACGTGCCCGCCGTCGACGCGGTCCAGAAGGTCGCGTGAGACCAGTCCTCCGACGCGGCCACGTTCGTCCACTGGATCTGCCCGGAGGACGTCACAGCACCGGCCGCAGCGGACGCCCACGACACCTGCTTGCGGGTCGTCTCCGTCGCAGCGTTCGAGGTGCCCGCGCTGCCGGGGGCGCCGGTGTGGGCCTTAACCCACGGGTAGGCGGCGACGAGCGTGTCCAGCGCCGAGTTGGCGGCGGTCGGACCCCAGCCCTCAGCCATGCGAAACCTCCAGGGTGCGGGCCGCACGCTGGGCGGCGAGATGGTCGAGCAGCGGCTGGCCGGTCAGCCCGCCGGCCTCTGCGACGGTGGCGGTGCAGGTGGCGCAGCCCCGGGCGGCGCAGCAGCCGATGTGCACGGGCTGCGGCGGGGTGGCGCCGGGCCTGTTGAGCACGGCACGGACGTGCCACGGGCCGGGCTCGGAGTGGCTGCAGGCGGGGCAGGTGCGCACGGTCAGGCCTTGCCCCTGCGCCCGCGGGGGGGCTTCGCCGGGGTCGGCTCGGCGACGGGCTCGGGTTCCGGCTCGGCGACAGCCTCGACCGGGGCCGGCGGCTCGGCGACCGGAGCCTCGGCGGGGACGTCGCCCTCGTGCGAGGGACCGCCCGCCTTCGTGATCTTCGGCATCCCGTCCTCCTCCTTCGCGGTGGATCGGCAGTGCGGGCAGGCGGGAAGCCCGACCGCGTACGCAGTCGTGCACGACGTGCAGTGCCACAGCGCCACGGTCGGACTCCCCTACCTGATCAGGCCGCGACGAGCGTGGCGCCCGTGGTCAGCGGCACCCACGTGACGACCCACAGGATCACGCCGTCAGTACCGGCCGACACGGACTGGATAACGCCGGTCGCGATCGCGAGCGGGCGGGCCAGCGTCGGAGTGATACCGACACCCTGGGTGATGGACGACGCAGCGACCCCGTCGAAACCGAGGAACGACCCCGCCGGGGTGTCCGTAGTGCCGATGTCCGTCGCAGCAACGATGTCCGACGAGGTACCAGTGGTGGGGTTGTTGAGCAGCTTGTAGCTGTTCGCCACCGTGATCGCCGTAGTCACCTTGCCGTAGATGCTGGTGAGCAGCACCTCACCGCCAGCGATGGTGAACAGGTCGACGGTCGTCGCGGCGAGGGTGCCGGTCGACTTCTCGGCCCGCTGGCCGAGGGTGAGGGTACGAAGATCGTTCCCCTGAATGATGGTTGAGATGACGTCTCCTACGCGATCGGGGAGGCGAGGTTCGCCGGGGTCCGCTGCACCTTCAGGTCGTGCAGGATCGCCATCACGGTGCCCGTCGAGGTCGACGCGCACTTGATGTAGGAGAAGCCCGCGGACAGCTCCTCGGCGCGGATCGTGGCCGTGACCACCTCGGCGCCAGTGGTGACCACGGTCGACGCGGCGGCCTGCGCCGTGGTCGTCCAGGTCCCACCGGCCACGGCAACCGTGTTCTTGCTGGTCACAGTCGCCAGGACCGCGGCGCTACCACCCGCGGCGGTGGTCGCCTCGGTGAACGTGAACGTGTCACCGGCGGTGAGGTGGCCGATAAACGTCACCGCCCCGGCGTCCTTGAGGGACACGTACACGTCATCCGCGGCGTGGACGAGGTTGAACAGCCGGCCGATCGGGTCGCCCTGGCTCATTGTTTTCTCCGTTCTCCCGGTCCGGGTTTCAATGCGGTCCGGGGGTGAGCGGAATGGCCGGGGGGTTTATTGCCCGGCCATTCCGACGGGTGTTGTGCCAGGTCAGGCGCGCGTGGCGACCTTGACCACCGGGCTGAGCGTGCTGCTCCCACGGTTGGGCGTGATGGCCGACTTCAGCCACGGGCGGCCGTCGACGCGCTGGATGATCCGGTACGCCGTGGTGTCGGCCGCAAAGCCGATGTGCTCCGACGTCATCGCGCTGAGCTGCTGACGGTCGCCGATGAGGTAGTAACCGAAGTCGATCAACGAAATGTCGCCCGCGGTGCCCAGCGTCTCCGCCTTCTCCGTGAAGATCACGGGACGGCCGAGGATGGTCATCGGGGCGGCAGAGTCGCCGTCCTTCAGCCAGATCGGGCCACCACCCGTCCCCACGCTGAGCGCCATGGTGGCGAGCTCGGGGAACGTGTCGATGTGCGCGACCCACACGGCCCGCGACAGGGACTGCGGCAGCATGCGGGAGAACGCCTTGACGAGGTTCTCCCACACGATGGTCGCGGCAGCCTGGCCGGTCTCCTTGGTGACGGACACGGCGCAGGTGTTGCCGGCGGACAGGATGCCCAGCGGCTCACCGACGCCCGTACCCCTCAAAAATGCCACGTCCTCGAACCAGCTGAGGGCCTCGGGGAACGTCTGGTCAAGGAACGCCGACACGCTGACGGCGGAGTCGGCGAGCAGCTCATTCGGCACGACCGTGTAGCCCGTCAACTTCTGGGCATCCAACGTAATGCTGGAGAACTTCGCCGAGCTGGCGGTGAGGGTGGCGCCCTCCTCCGACCAGTAGCCGATGATCCCGCCGTACACGCTGGAGGCGTTGCTGGTGGAGTCGATCGAGGGGAACTTGATCCGCGGGGTGCCCATCGGGATCACCCGGGCGCGGGGGCGCACGATCGCCGACTCCAGCGCGACACGCAGCAGCTCGGCCCGGAACTCCTCGGGGACGAGGAAGCCACCCTCGCTGGGC